CACATGGAAGTGTTTCGGATCACAGAGCTTGTGCCACTCTATGACGAAGAGAATGGTGCGCTGATGGCGGCTATTCGCTTCTGGCAGATAGACCAGTCCAAGCCGTTAAGGGCAACGCTCTATGAGCCAGATGGATATACGGAGTACATCTGGAGGAAGAAAGACGATGGGGAGATATTAAAGCCGAAGCGTCAGTATATTCTCAAGACACGTTCTACGCCTCTTGAAGGCATGGAGATTTATGACTATGAGAATTATCCTACATTTCCGATCGTGCCTCTGTGGGGCAATACTGCGCATCAGAGCGAGCTCGTAGGAATCCGAGAGGCTATAGATGCGTATGATCTCATTAAGTCTGGATTCTGCAATACTGTAGATGAAGCAAGCCTTGTCTATTGGACAATCCAGAATGCAGGAGGCATGGATGATATCGACCTTGCTAAGTTTGTAGAGAGAATCAGAACGCTCCATGCCGCCACAGTAGAGGATGATGGAGCAAAGGCAGAATCTCATACGCTTGATGTTCCGTATCAGAGCAGAGAAGCTTTACTCATGAGATTGCGCTCAGACTTGTACGATGATTTTATGGCTCTGGATACAAAAGAGATTGCAGGAGGTGCTACCACAGCCACGCAGATCAAGGCGGCTTATGAGCCTATTAACAGCAAGGCTGATATGTTTGAATACTGTGTCCATGATTTTCTGGATGGAATCTTTTTACTTGCGGGAATCGAAAGTGATGCCACATTCACACGCTCGATTATTGTAAACTCGCAGGAGGAAATCACGACAGTTATTTCAGCCGCCACATATCTCAGTTCAGAATATGTCACTCGGAAGATCCTCATGCTTCTTGGAGATGGGGATAAGATTGATGATGTTCTAAAAGAAATGGATGAAGGCGAGGCAGAGATCTATCAGGACGAAGAAGATGAAGAAATGGAAGGAGAAGAAGATACTGGTCTTGATGATGAAGAAGATGAAGATGACGACATAGACGCTCAGCTTGATGCTCTGCTGAAAGAATTGGAGGACATGTAATGGCATACGCAAGCAAATATTATGATCCGGTAAAGCGACATGAGTATTACATGAAGCATAGAAAGCTAAAGGGAAAGAAAAGCAGAACGTCTACTGCAGGTCTTAATGAAGATGGTAAGATTGCCGCTAAAGAAGTAAAAGAAGCAATTATGGCAGAGAAGAAAGCGTATCTTGAGAAGCAAAAAGGGATTATGAATAATCAGATTAAGTCCCTGCGTGAGAAGCTGAAAGCGATGTCTAAAGAAGAACGTAAGAAAAACAAAGAAAAGATACAGGAACAAATCAAAGGGTTACGTGCTTTATACAAGGATCACAAAGCCAAAGTCAAAGATTTTTACAACGAGAAATATGCGCAGGAATTAGACAAGATTAAAGCAGACAAGAGTATGCTAAGGGCATATAAATCGAAGAAGAAAAAGAAGTCCTCATGAGTAAATTCAGAAAAGGAAAATTAAAGTTATCTAAAGAAGAGCTTGAAGCATACGAGAGCATGTGCAAAGACATGGAAAAGAGGATTGCGAAAGAGTATGCGCAGGCAAAAAAGGAAGTCGCTGATAAAGCAGACGATTATTTCAGACGCTTTAAAAAGAAAGACGCTGTTTGGAGACAGTGGGTAGCATCAGGACAAAAAACCAAAAAGGAGTATCAAAAATGGCGGACTAATCAGATGGCAGTGGGCGAGAGATGGAAAGACATGCGTGATGTACTCGCTACCGATCTTGCGAACAGCGATAAGATTGCCGCCAGTATTATGAATGAGTATATTCCTGAGGCTTATGCCCTTGGTCACAATTGGGGCACTTACGAAGTCGAAGCAGATGCTAAAATCAACACCGGATACACGCTTTATAATCGTGAAGCGGTAGAGAAATTGATCAAAGAAGAACCTAGTCTTCTGCCAAAAGCGAAAGTCAGCATTCCGAAAGATAAACTGTGGAACAGACAGCACTTAGACTCTGCTATTACGCAGGGCATTCTGCAGGGAGAAAGCATTCCTGATATTGCGAAGCGTCTTCAGTCCGTGACAGATATGAACCATAAGGCGGCACTCAGGAATGCCCGTACCATGACAGGATCCGCAGAAAACGCAGGTCACATGAATGCTTATAAACGTGCTGAAGATATGGGGATTGAACTTGAGAAACAGTGGGTTGCTACGTTTGACAACAGGACACGAACTTCTCATAGAAATTTGCATGGAGAAACGCAGGAAATAAACACTCTGTTTTCAAATGGGCTGATGTATCCGAAGGATCCTAATGGACCGTCTGAAGAAGTGTATAACTGCAGATGCAGAGTTATCAGCAATGTGAAAGGATTTCAGCGTGATCTTTCCCCGATGTATGACGAAAATCTTATGGGAATGACATTTGAGGAATGGAAAGACGCAAAGCCTGTTTACCAGAAGATCACTCATGGAGAGGAAGTCGCTGAAGCACAGAAGATGAGATATGTAAGGGAGTACAGGAATGGCAATCGGAAACGTTAAGGTTACCAGTCATGTTAATGAAGTCATATCAGCTAAAAATGGGGCAATTGCCCGTGCACTTGAGGCAATTGGAATACAGGCTGAAGGTGATGTCGCCAGTCTTGCTCCTGTGGATACTGGCAGATTGAGAGATTCGATCACGCACGAGACTCATGCAGAAGAGGAATCCGTGCATGTTGGAACAAATGTTGAGTATGGGAAATATCAAGAGTATGGAACATCCAGAATGAGAGCGCATCCGTTTCTCAAACCGGGCATCATGAACAATCTGGAAACGTATAAATCTATCGCAAAACAGTTTCTATCGTGAGACACAATTCTATACAATTTAGCTGTTAGAAAATTAACAATCTTACTTTTACTGAAAACCTACTGTCTTAGTAGGTTTTCTATTTTTTATATATTATTATAATTTTTTATTATTTTTTATAATGTATGATGTAGGATAAAGGTACATTTTAGTAAAGTCCCTATAGAGCAAAAAATATATAGAAAGTTTAGTAAAATGTACGATTATCCTACACTGCTTTTGTCTGACAATTTTAGTGACAGATTTTTTTTAAATGCCGTTGTATTTTTTTTGCATGAATGTTAAAATAGCTGTGTCTGAATGACAAAGAACCGTCTACGAAGGAGAGGAAGACAATGGCACTGACAAGAAAGTCACTGAAAGCGATGGGACTGACCGACGAACAGGTCGATTCTATTATCGAGGCACACACTGAAACTGTGGATGCGCTGAAGGACGAGCGTGATCGTTACAGGGAAGATGCCGATAAGCTTGTGGATGTCCAGAAGGAGTTGGATGCCGCAAAGAAAGCCGCAAAGGATGCACCGGATTATGCCGCACTGAAAAGAGAGTATGATGAGTACAAGGCAAGCGTTGAGGCAGAGAAATCTCTACAGGCAAAGAAAGCCGCTTTTGAGGATGTGGTAAAGGATGCAGGACTGAGCGAAAAAGGTATCGCAAAGGCGCTGAAATATGCTGATTGGGATTCTATTGAACTTACTGATACTGGCAAGATCAAAGACGCATCGAAGCATATTAAGGCTCTGAAAGAAGAGTGGTCTGATTATGTGGTGACTGAAGGTGAAGAGGGTGCTGATACAGATACACCGCCAGATAACAAAGGTGGAGCCAAAATGACCAGAGAGGAAATTCTGGCTATTAAGGACACCACAGAGCGCCAGAAGGCTATGGCGGAGAACCACGAGTTATTCGGTATTTAAGAAAAATATGAGGTGAGAAAATGCCTGCAAAAGCTGGTCTTACAGTAAAAAATGATATTACAGTTGCCGTCCGTGAACTGGATTTTGTTACAAGATTCGGCAAGAACTGGGATGCTCTGAGAGAGATTCTCGGCATCATGCGCCCGATTAGAAAAACACCGGGTACAAAGCTGACTTCCTATGAGGCTTCTATGAAGTCTGAAGCACTGCAGGGTGGTGCTTCCGTAGGTGAGGGAGAGGAAATTCCGTACACAGAATTTCAGGTAGTGCCCGTGGCTTATGATGATATCGTTCTGGAAAAGTACGCAAAGGCTGTTTCCATTGAGGCTGTCGATAAGTTCGGTGCGGCTGTAGCTGTCCAGAGAACAGATGATGCTTTCCTTAACGAGCTTCAGTCGAAGGTCATGGATGACTTTTATACGTTCCTTACTACGCATGGAACGCTTACTCCTACAGACCCGATTACGTCTTTCCAGATGGGTGTAGCTATGGCGGTCGGTCTTGTTGTGGATAAGTTCAAGAAGATTCACAGAGATACCACAAACATCGTTGTGTGGGTAAATACTCTGGATGCTTACGAGTATCTTGGAGCCGCAGAACTGACTGTTCAGACTGCATTTGGTCTGCAGTATGTTCGGAACTTCCTTGGCGCACAGACGATGATCCTGTCTTCTGAGATTGAAAGAGGAAAGATTTACGCTACGCCTGTAGAGAACATTGCTCTGTATTATGTTGATCCGGGTGATGGCGATTACGCTCAGCTTGGTCTGAACTATACAGTACAGGGCGAGACCAATCTGATTGGTTTCCATGCAAATGGCAACTACCAGACAGCAGTCGGCGAGTCCTTTGCCATCATGGGTATGAAACTGTGGGCTGAGTATGTCGACGGTATTGCTAATATTACCGTCACAAGCACCTAATCATGGCATCCAGATGACACGAGATTGAAGTTTTGGGGTTTGGCTATATAAATATATGGCTAAATCCTAAAATGCAAAATAGGGGCAAAAATGAGCCGTATTGAGGATATCTGCAGAGAACTGAATAATTGGTTTGATGTAAAAAGAGCCATTGGTGATTTTGAGATCACGGAAAATGGGCTGACCTCTTTTTACGATGATCTTTATGATGACCAGTATTATAGGATTGTCGGCAGTGCACTCAATGATGGTGTCTATAAAAAAGGCGAGGAACACGTTTTTGCACCAGAGGTTTTCCATGGTGCTGTGTGGGCAATGGCTGTTCCTCCTGCGGTCATTGCCCTTTGTGGCGAGATTGATGCGTACACTGAAAAGTATGCGGATCAGATTAATTCACCATTTCAGTCTGAAAGCTTTGGTGGATATTCGTACACAAAGGCGTCTGGAAGTTCAAGTGGTGGTGGTGGTTCCAATCCTTCCGACTGGCGTTCTGTGTTTGCGGGTCGGCTGAACAAATGGAGGAAAATTAGAGCGGTATGAGTTTACTTGAAGAGGCAATGGAAACCTGCAAATTTCTGGACAAGGTAAGAGTTCCAGATGGCTATGGAGGTGTGAAAACCACATGGTCGGAAGGAGCGGAATTTGAAGCGGCAATTACATTTGACACTTCCATGCAGTCCAGAATGGCGGGCGCTCAAGGAGTAAGCAGTCGATATACGGTTACTACGAAAAAGAATCTGACGCTTGAATATCATGATGTATTTAAGCGTGAAAGAGACA